ATTTTTAAAGCAGAAATACCTGCTAATTCCTTTAATTGATTGGTAAACGTGGTTAGTGGTTTGCTTATTGCTGCCATACCCACACTTAAAGGCACTAATGCAACCCCAAGTACACCAAGTGCAATAGCCCCTGGTATAATAAATTCTGAAACCAATCCTAATACAGCAGCTACCGCACCTAAACCAAGCAATGCAACAAAGCCTTTTCCGATTGTTTCCCAATTAAGTTCTGCAAATGTTTTAAGACCTTTACCTGCAAGCCATAACGCTCCCCCGAGAGCTGCCACTGCTGCAGCACCTACAATCATTTCTAAAGAAGAACCAGCTAACAACTTAGATGCTCCAATTAAACCTATTAAAGCAACCGATCCTTTAGCGATTGATGTCCAATCTACTAAACCAAACTCTTGAAACCCTTTTGCAGCAGCATATAATGATACACCTAATATACCTATAGTAACTGCTCCTTTCATAGCATCAGTATCACCGAGTTTTTTAAGACCGTCACTTAGCTTACCCAACCCACTACCTATTGCACCCATTATACCAAGACCAGCTCCAGTATTAGCGGAAGCATTTGCAGTTGTTGGGGTACTGTTTACTGAAGTTGTAAATACTTTTTTAAGTGCTTCAAGTGCTTCTGGTTGTATTGTAGCCAGGCTTATTGGCTGTACTTGTACTTCTTTTAGTGCTGCTTCTTCTGCTGAAACACCACCACCAACACCCGCGCCTATCGCATTTGAAGATACGTTTTCTAATTTTTCTGATAAATTACCGAACAGTTCTTTTTGATCTCCATAAGAACCAACACCCGCGCCTATCGCATTTGAAGATACGTTTTCTAATTTTTCTGATAAATTACCGAACAGTTCTTTTTGATCTCCATAAGACTTAGCATATCGTTCTTTATGTTTTATTTCTTCTTGATTATATGCTTCACTGTTTTTATACTCTGTTTTGTCGTATTTTTTAATAACGTCAATTAGAGTTTTTTCTAAATTAGTTCCAAGCTTAGCACTTAATGAATTTAAAGCTTGTGTTTGTAATACCGATTGCTCTAATTGGTCTTTATTATTTAACTCCGCACTTTTAATCAATACATTAATTCGATTGTTTAATACATTGGAATTTTTTTCCATTGCATCCAGCCACTTCTGTGGTATAGGGCCAGTTTCTTTAGGCCTTAATGCTGCCATTAAAGATGTAAGAAATCCCGGGTCGGCTGATTGATCTGCCATACTTAAATACTTAGGTACTGAAGTACCTTAAGGCTTATTGATTAACAATAAACAATGTACTATCTACTAATACAGTTAAATCACTTACTACTTCCCCAGTCTCTACATCTGTACCTGATACAGTTAATAAATCCTTTTGTATGCTTACGTATTTTTCCATGTACTTAAGTACGTCTTGAATTATACTATTTGGCATTTTTTCAAGTAGTGCATGTCGTTTTGCAAACGATAAATTACTATAACCGACTTGTTGTTCTTGATTGTTATAAAAAATGTTAATATCTTTAATAAATTTTGACACTTCACCCACGAAAGCGTCTCCTATTGTTTCAGTAATTTGTGCGCTTAATATTTGCTTATCATTAGCTGTTTTTTCGCGTAGTTGTTTTTCTAAATTGTATTGTTCTATGTATAGAGGAGAACCGACTTGTATTGTAAATGGTACCCCTGTAATAGTATCTGTACCTGGTACGGCAACAACTTTAAACTTGTTAATAATGTCTTGTAAATTGATATTAAATTTACGATTGTTTTGAAATAAAACATACCCGGTACCCGCTGTAGAAACACGCAATTGTACGGCTATAGCTGCTGCATCAATAGTTGTTAATAAAGGCACTACACCCGATTCGATGCAATTTTCTTGTATGATATTATATAATGCAATTGTAAATCTGGTTTGAAATACAGGATTATCAACAGCTGCTTTTAAAATATTTTTCTGTTGACCGGTATTAATGGTTTTAAATTTTACTTCCCTTGTTAAACTCGGTACATACACCGAAACTGTAACCTCGTTATTAATTGTATCCAATACGGATAGTATGTCATTAAAATTACTGCTCATATATAGATTTATGGTGCGTTGATAGGTTATCAAGTAAACTCACTTGGAGAGTTCTTTCCTATATCTAACGGCATACCATTGAATCCAGGAACGGACGTATCTCTACTCTTACTTCCAGAGTTAGCTTCTGATTGCTCTTTTTCTGCTTGCTGTACAAACAATGTCCAATATAATAATTGTTCAGCTGGTGTAATACTATCTACATATTCCGGTGTAAAATTAGCCTTGCTGATTAAATTTAAATTTATTTTATACAAATTTATTAAATCATCATTAAAGATTAGTTTACAAAATTCCAACAATACTTCAGTATTGGTCGACACCGACAGGTTTACAACATAGCTACCTGTATAAGGTGATTTAATAGATAGAAGCTTTGTGTCAGCAAGCGAATCTTCGACACGTGTTAATGATTTGTAAACCTCTGTAGCTAAAGTTAGTGGTAGTTTTTCAACGAGCTCTATTCTTTCTGAAAAAGTTAAACCTTTAAACGATAAAAACTTTTCGTTAACAGTCATACTATCTATACAAGAGGCTAACTGATAACTAAACATTTTTTCGGGTTCTATGTTAATAAAATTAATTTCGTCTATAGCCTTTACTATACTGTGGTTTATAGTTATGTTATTAAAAGTAACTGATTTATTGTAATGTATATTACCAAGTTTAGCTACCAAGTCTTCAATTTTAATAATATATTCAAACTTTTTCTTGGTATCATTACAAACAGCTTCTAATTTAAGATCCGGACTTATACAGACTGATCGTATATTAAGCAATAGTATGATCTTATCTACAACGTTAAGTCCGTCCAGTAATATCCCGGGAGAAACGTGTTCAACTACTTGGTTTAAATGGTGTAAGAACTCTGTTGTATCATTGTTATAAAGGGATTTAACTAAGTCTTTATATAACTTAGCATTAACCTCTTTTACCCAGATTTTCTTATAATTAAATCCAGGTAACTTAATTCCATACGTAAAAGCCATTATATTGACTTACTATGTAGTTATTTTTTACCAGCTTTAACATTGAAACCGTTAACAAGACTATTGTTATAATTATTTAACATTGTATTATTATAATCTAAAGGTGTCTTACCAGGGTTGGCAGCAGCATTATTAACGTTTGAAATAAACGCATTATTTGCAGCCGGAGTTTTGTTTGTAGTGGCTGGTGCAGTAACAGGTACGTTACCTGATTGATTTGGGTCGTAAGATATTCTATAATTATTAAATACAAACCTCACACCTTCTATTCTTGCATCAGATTTACCATACGCATATGATGATTCGTTAATTGAAACAGGGGCACAGGCGTTAAATTTAAATACTCTTCGAATACCTGCATTTGTTTTATTATCATTTTTATCGAAATGATATACCGAAATAGGTATTTTTACATTTTGTAAAGAAGTAGAAGCACGAGAAATTAAACCATAATGGCCCACCAGCGTAATCCATGGACGTATTACAAAGTCAATAAATGATTTATTAGTTTCTAAAAAGCTAATAGTTAATTCACTGTATTTAATACGCATATTCGTGGTTACCCCTCCCACTAAACCACCTGCAGGGCCTAATAGAGGGTCTGTTCTTTCTACCCCTACACTCTCTCCTGGTATGTTAATTCCATTAGCAAATAAACATATTTGACCGCCAGCTGGACCATGTACTTGATTTTGTATTTCTTGTATTAAAGCACGGCTGACGTTTTTAACGTCCCAATTTTCTTCAAAATTTACCCATGGGTTTGCTTTTGAGTCTGTAAACACTGGGGGTAAACTTTCAAAATGTATAAGAAAGTTTGAATCAACCGGTATTTGAGTGTTAGGGTTGCTTAAAAATTTTACAAACATGTCAACTTCGGACATGTTGACTTGATTGTTTGCCTTTGGCCCTATTATGTTAGCCATTATCTACCCCCTAAACCACCAATTAAACTATTAATAGTTTTATTGACAAGTTTGTTAGCGACATTACCTACTGCCCCGCCGATCGACCTACCAAAATTGTTACCTAAGCTCAATCCAGACGCAACACCTGAATCAGGTCCTGTTGTCCAGTACTGATATGCAATAGATGCACCAACTTCCTGTATACCACCTGACTTCGTTAAGTCATATGCAATATCATCAATTTTAGTAATGAACGCACCTAATAATGTGTATACTTTAATTTCATTCAACGTATCATCGATTAATGATAATCTAATTATGTTGCTATTTAAATCTCTTGGTTCCATATTACCTACAGATTGATTTTCATCAAACGTATTAGTCATAGAATCTTCTAACATTGATCTTAAATTGTAATCTTGTGTGCAATAAAACTTAACTGCCCAATTTGCGTTGTCAAACTTTACAGTGCCCGGTATTTGAAAATCTAACCCCATAAAAGGAGCAGTAGTCGTGTTAATTGATTTACCAGGAAGGCTTGCTGTTTTTAAAAACACTAAATCAGGATCTTCAAGCTGTACACCATTAACATTAAACGTGGTTATTCTGAATTGAAAATCACGTGCAAATCCAACATTTGTTGCCTGTTGGTAAAAATCTGCTATTGTTTGTCCTGTTACTGATGCCATATATATACTTATGTTTGTTATGTCAATATATCTTCTGATGTCATATACTGAAAACCGATAGTTGCAGTTAATTTTGCTATATCTGCCCCTGACTTTGTTTCATATGTTATAGTACCAGTATTCTGTAAAAATGCTCCAACTAAAAAGTATTTACGTATTACTTGTGGTTCTGTTGAGGCATTACTTCCCTGAAACAAATTACCTGAATTAGAAAGCAAGTTTAATTCAATTTTACAATCCCACCAATTAGGTTTTTGTGATACGGAAGTGTGCTCATTAAATGTATCTACAGACCATTTCTCTAAAACATTTCTTAATATATAATCTCTATCACAGTAAAAAGATACATCCCAACTACCGGCAGCTTCAGGATAGCTTGCTACCATTGGTATGTTGTATTTAAAGGACTTAAAATCAACAGTTGTAGTGCTAATAACACGAGATGGTACTTTACCGTCTTGAGCATAAAGAAATAAATTATCTGTGTCAGACGAGGGCTTATATACATCGTCTGCTCCGTTCCTTGTAATTGCATTTATTCTAAACAAGTTAGTACGAGCAAATCCGCGCTTAGTAGCGGTTTGATAAAATGAGGATATACCCGTGTTTGCCATCATTAATACTTAATGTATAGACATAAAAAAAGCCCTGTTTTTAGCAGGGCTTTGTATATTAAAGCTTTATAACTTATACGTGTCTCCAGTATTGGAAAGCTAACTTAACCGTAAATGCTTCTGTTGGTTTACCAGCACCAGCATTATCATAACCAATTGAGCCAATAGATACTGGATATACACCGTATAGTTTATAGGTGTTAAGTACGTTTTGACTTTCATCGATTAAATCAAGTTGAATTAGTCTATCTGGACCGCGTAGTGAGAGGTTACCAGTGCTTGTAGCATCGTCAAATACATTGTTAATTTGCCAATCTTCAAGCTTTTTACGAATAACGCCTTTAAGGTCATTATAGAACTTAACTTCCCATCCTTCTGAACCTGTATAATCAACTGTACCAGGCACATTGAACTTTAGTCCCATGTAAGGTACCTGTTGGTTTTGAATTGTACGGTCCGGAAGATTTTTTGTTGTGATATAAACGAAATCATCTTCGTTGAACGTATCTTGACCAATCGAACGCACTCTCATCATGAAATCACGAGCGAAACCGCGTTCTTGTGCTACCCTGTAGAAGTCTTGTATTGTCTGTGCCATGTTAAATATTTAGGTTGAGATTATAATAACTCGTTAAAGTTTTGCGATGTCTTAGTAGCATAGAAGTTTACCAAGATAAACTCTGCTGTACGAACTGGCTTAATATAGATGTCAACAACTAATGTGTTATCGTCAACTACGTCTGGCGTGTTGTTCGTAGAATTACATACTATTAAGTAATCGTATAAACCTTGAGTGTTTTTAGCTAATTCAAATATAGGTGTTAATGTGTTAATAACTCTGCTTTGTGTGAATGTTGTATTAGGTTCAAACACGAAGTATTTTAATGTTTGTAATGCAGACTTTTCTAAGAATAAGAATAGACGGCGAACATTAATACGGTCAAACGCACTTGGGTTCTTCATAAGCGTCTTTTGACCGAATACTGTATAACCTTCATTTGGGAAGTATACTACAGGATTAAGAGCTACTTTATAA